ACTAAATCGGGTGAGTTCACTTTCGATACAAATGGAAAGTGCAGATGGAGGGGAGAAATCACCTCCAAACTCGGTGCTGGTATAGCATGGAGACCCATGCCTCTCGCTGTTCTCTCGAACACCGAGAAGACTTTACGTGGTCTTTTAGACACGTTAGGTGTCCAGCTCAACCCAAGGATCATCTGGGATGCCTTTCCTTTTACCTTCGTCATCGATTGGTTCTTTGGCGTTGGCAATTGGTTAGAGCATTTCAGCGTGGATACTCTTGAGTTACCGATCAAGTACGTAGATTCATATCTATCGTACAAGCAGGAGATACGTGTTGAATCGACGATGCAACTGGATGTGGTTAGCCCACAGGTTACGCCGTCGCTTCAGTGTATGGGTAGCATGACGAATGAAAGTTACTTTCAACGCATGCCTATTTTTCCGGACTACGCCACGCTGAGTGGCCTCGGTTGGAAAAAGCCCACATCCGGTCAGTTCCAGCTCCTCGTGAGCTTGGCGGTTGTATTAGCCGGCGGCAAGAAACATGCCGCGACTGACCTACTCAAGTCTGGTTCAGGTTTTTAGAACCAGCTTAGGCCCCATTCATTGTGAATGAGGGTATTGTCTACACTATGCGACCATAAAATTCTCTTGGTCGTTCACGTGGCGTGTAAACGTCACAAAACCTCGTATTCCTTGTTAAGGAGGAGGCTTGCCCTATGAGTTTCATTGCCGTTCCCCTCTTGCTCTCGACTGACACTGCCACTGACGTTGACACAAACACAGAATCGTTTGCTGTCCGCGCACAGGACATTGACTACTCAGAATATTCGGTTTCGGGGCTTACGCTTCCGAATGCCAAAATATTCTCTGTCTCTCATGAGACAGGAAAGCAAGGTGAGCAGCGTACCAGGGTGCGTATCGATCGAACTGAGGTCGACACAGTCCTGGTTCCGGCGACACTGAGCGTTTCTTTGGTGCTCGTTCGTCCGGTTTCAACTGCGATCACGAACGCCATCATCATTAAGGTTATCAACCAGCTGGTTGATTTCCTTGTTGAGGGTGGCTCCAACGCCAACGTCACTTCCCTCTTGAATCGCGAAGTTTAGGGCCGTTTGCCCGGACCCGCGATCTGAGGGCTTAGTTTTGGTTGGTTTCTTTGGATAGTGTTTCGCTTCTACCAAGCCATATAGCTTAAGTAGATTTTTTAGCGAATT